TGATCTCCTACAATACGAACCTTGAAACGGTATCCGCCTTTATTATTCTTTTCGTCTGCGGCAGTTCCTTCTATTTGCCCTACCCACCAGTTAAATCCATCGGATCCAACACGTTGAGTTGGTATTAACTGTGATAATAATTGATCCATACTAATTAGTTGTCATGCAACTTACACTCTGGTGCTCCTGGTTCTTGATCACAATAAAGTTCGAGTGGTGAAGGATCGTGATGATCTCCCGCCTCAATCTCTTCTTTATGATGCTCAACATACTCTTCTAGATCGTGCAGTTCGCCTTCAATGTGACGACGCTGCTGAGGAGAAGTCAGAGGATTCTGGAGAATCTCTTTGTCCTTCTCAATATGCTGTTCAATACTGTCCATGTGTAGTACCTCCTGTGATTATTTAGTGCCGTGGTTTGACGGTCTGTCCTTTAGACCATATGAGTCTCTCATTAGTCTGAGAGTTGTCGAAAATCTACCATTAGTTCCGACTGTAGTGTCATAAGTGTGAGTAACCTCAGCAATTAAATAGACACCACTACTTTCAGGATCAAAATTTTCTCTTCTTGCCTCAACATTAGGCAATTTATTGATCAATCTAATGTCAATCTTGTCTCCAGCACAAATATTGGGATTGCCAGGAATTACAACAGTACAATTTTGATTTTTTAGCAATTCATATCTTGCTACAGATTGCGCTGCATAATACTTCTGCCAATCAGCAAATTTGGTTGGATCTGTTCCACCGTCTTTAGGATCGGGTGATGCAGGTTTTGCTCCGTTATACCATGATTCGTGATCCAAAAAGTATGACATAATTCTAGTTGGATAATCAGAAAGTTCAATCTGATTTGAGGGAATCAAAGTAATTCCCTCTTGCCCACCTAGGTGTGCCATGTTGTCATAACTGTCCTTAATTTTGTAAACATACTCTTCATATTGACCAGTGGAGTGATTGAAGAATACCATCAAAGAAGAATATTTTCCCCTTCTCAGCGATTTCATCAAATTAATCTCAGATGAGAAGTTAGCACTGTAAATAGCAAATCTATCATCTCCACCATCATCTTGATTTCCAAGTCTTTCAACATATGGACCCCATGATGGAGAATCTAGTTTTTTAGATTTTAATTTACTATCTTCTACAGCACATAAAGAATCAACTCCAAAGAAATTATAACCTCTATGTGTCTCCCAGAAGAAAAATCCACCAGTTCCCTTAATCTGTTGTTCTGTAGTTCCTGTATTATCAGTATTGTTTGATGTATAGGATGCCTGAACAGGAACTGCTTTTCTTAAAAGATCTGTTATTAAATCAAAAGGACGTTTCCTGTTGGGAGTCATTTTAATTTCAAACTTTGATGGTTCTGCAAAAATAGTTTTCTCTGTTTTAAGAGTATTTTGCAAAAGATCTTTCACAATACTCTCTGGATTTCCAGATAAAGGTTTGGTGACTCTAGTGACTTCATTAATTAATGCTTCTGCAGAAATCAATCCAAGAGTATACACTTGCTTTTGCTGTTGTGTAAAACGATTTCCAACCGTCCAAAGAACCATCTCATAATCATACGATTCTTCAGAAAAAGTAGTCAAGACAGATATTTCTACCTTTTCTCCGCCTTGAATTGGCAATTGTGTTAACAATCCACCACTATCAACTACTTGCATCGTAGCAGATAAAAATGGATTAGTTACAGATTCAACGTAACTAAAAGTGTTAATTAGTTGTTGAATCTCAAATGGATCTCCACCATTATTAGATGTGATCCTAACACTTTTTAGTTGAAAATCTGTATTAGTTTTAAAATTTTCCATCAGTCAATCAGCATTGTTTTTGCTTTGGAGAAGGTTTCAGTTCCTGTGTCTGAGGCACTGATGCCAGTAGGAACAGCTGTTGGTCTATTTCCTCCTGGTTGCGCTGGTTGACTTTGATCACCAGTTACCACCGTTACGATTGGTGGTTGGCGAGAAGCAGCAGATGTTTCCTGAGATGCTTTGTTTAATGGATCAGCAACAGATGCTGCAGCGGATTGCAACACATCATTTTCTTTACTGTCTTCCTTAAGACTAGAAATTTGTGGAACTGGCGCTACTCTATCTTTAACCGCTTCTAAGAACATAGTTCTCAACCATAAGTTCTTACCAATAGTGCTAATTGGTCTCCACCCGCCAAGCAATGCACCCATTCCTTCTACCTTTCTCTGAAATTTCCATCCCATACCATCCATCAACTTAGTCGCTTTATATTCTTTATTGGGACCAAATTCTATAGATTGTCCCTGTGATAATCCATAACTACCTTTAAGCATTGTACTCCATGCTTTACCTTTAGAGTCCATTGCTTTGTCTGCTGCATAATCTTTTTGTGCTTGAGACAATTCTTCACCAGGAGTAGCAGCAGGAGTAGGTTCTACAGGTTTAACTTTATTTGCTGGAAGTCCTTCCGCATTATGTTTAGTATGGGACTTCAAAAACTCCATTGGATCTTGAGTTCCCGAGAATCCATAGGTTGGTTGATAGTTGTCTACACTTCCACCTCTCCTAATTTCATAATGAATAACGCCAGTATTAGTTTCACCTTTAACAATTGGTTGCCCTGGTCTTACTTTAGCACCAATTTCAATTCCAGGTAATATTTCAGCACCTTCTGCGATTCTTTCAGTAACACCCTTTTCTTCATTTACGATATCAACATACTTTCCATATCCACCTGGGTCGTTACCAATAAAAGTAACTACACCACCAATTTGTGATGCAAATACTTCTTCTGCTCCACTAATATCAAAATCTGTTCCCGCATGACTTCTATCCCCACCATCTCTAGAAGCACCATAATTTTGCCCAGACGTAGTATTTGTTGCTGGCAAACTATATCCAAATCCATAGTTACCACGTCCAACTGGAGTTACTGTACCAACAGGACTGTCATCTCCTGAACCTGCATAATCATGCTCAGTCCAATTAGGTCCTTTATCGTCTTTACCCCTCTTACCCCAAGTAGTTGGATCAAATAAGTTAAATCCACCTCCCGATTCAGCTCTGTTCGCATATTCTTCCAGACCTAATGCCTGCAAACGAGCATAGTCTCTTTTATTCTTCTTCTGTGCATTAAGAATACCCTCACCAAAACTTTCAAAAATTGCATCAGTCAGAGGCATAACTGCCTCTGGTTTTCCATCTGCTCTATCATTAAGTAAGGCAGGGACATTCTGCCCTAAAGGAATTCCACCTTGATTAAATGGAGTCAGTCCAAAATCTCTAGCAGCAAGCAATCCATCAATTCCAAGTGAAGCAGCAGTTCCAACACCAGGAACAACAGCAGCAAGACCAGATAAAACTTCTCCAATACCACCAACTACATCACCTTTTGCAAATCTATCTGCTGCGAAACCACCAGCAACAGCGAGACCTAACCCAAATGGTAGTTTTTTACCTACTACACCACCAAGTGCTTTAGCACCCATCCTAGCGCCAAGTCTAGCACCTGCTTTACCGGCCAATTTCATGCCAACACCAGCACCGAGACGAGTTGCTGCTCTAGCACCGCCACGCTTCATTGCCATTTTACCAATTGCTGTGGCACCTGCCTTCATTCCAAATCCACTTAGTCCTCTACCACCACTACCAGAACGCCCTGCTCCTAAGAGTCCTGCTAATTTTGTATAACCCAGATTTCCAGAAAAATCATCATTAGTAAATGCTGCTTTATCTGCCGCTACTCTTGATTTCTCCGCAATTTTAGATGCTTGACGTGCTTGCTGCTGAGCAACTAATGCATCATTTCTAGTTTGTTGTTGTGTTGCTTGTACTAAATCAAGAGTGACAAAAGTCAATCTATCGATTGCTTGTACAATTTCTTCTGTTCCGCCACCAACACCAGAAGCAGATGTTGCCATGAAGTTATCATCTGGATCATAACTTCTAACAGATCCAGATGAAATATCTACAATTTTGTTTGAAGCAAAATCAGAAGAATCTAATCTTCTAGTTGGTTGTGTATATGGATTTGCTGATCCACCGACAACTGTAGGTTTTACTGCTACACTGCCAGGTAAAGACCTTTCCAGTGCAGATCCAGTAAGCATCTTCCTTGGAGAAGATGGTGGTAAAGCAGTTTGATTACCACCAGTCAACAATGGTGTTTCTGCTCCAGGAAGTGCTGTTTGTTCTTCTCTTACCTGTACTTCCTGAATAGCTTCATCTACTGCTTGTTTCCTTTTTTCCCTTTTTTCTTTTTCGTCCAAAAAATCTTTAATGGCACGATAAATCTTACCAAGGTAATCTACCTCGCCGCGATTGTCCTGATACGATAGAAACCCGTGTGCCATTATCGTTGTTTAGCTGCTTCTTGCTGTTGTTTGAGTTGTTCCAAATGCTGCATTAAGAGACTGGTATATACCTGTCTTTCCCAAGGCATCATGTTTTCGATTTCACTCAAGCTATATTTATGGTGCTGCATCAAAGCAAAGTTAGTTTTATAGTACCCTTCCAAATTATTGTGGAAGAGTGCTATCCGAAAAAATTTGTTAATCCTGCAATCGTAAACTCTGACTCCTCACCTGTATTGGGATTTTTCACTGTAAATGTATGCTCTAATCTAGGAATCTCAGCAAAAAATTGTTGAATTTTTTCAAATTGACTATTTGTGAGACCTTCTACAAATTGAACAAATTCTTTTTTGGTAGTAGTAGAACTGTCATACACATCTTCAGCATCAAAAATCTGATCAATACATCCAGCAATAATTTCAATTACGTCACCGCTAGTAGGATTACCACCCATAATAGATCCAATAATAAATTCATTCCATGCAGGATATTTCATCATAACACCCAAATCATCAGATAGCATAATTTTAGGATTTGATGCTTCTGTTTTAGTAACTTTAACATCGGACAGATTTAGATTATATCTAACTTCTGTTTTTTCATCATCTTTGCAAGTGACTCGCATTTCAACAATTTCACCAACAGACACTGCACGAATCTGAAGGAAAATATATTCCAAATCAAAAATTGCTAAATTTTCAATTTTTACACGAGATTGAATACACCCCTTCAATAGATTTCTTACAGCATCTTCAATCTGCTTTTCATCATTTGTCTCCAATGCTAACAATAGCAGTTTTTCTTCTTTTACGACAAATGGGCGATATTTGATTTTTTTGCCAGTAGACGGAATTTCCAACTCATAGGTTGGAAGCACAACTTGTGGTAATGCCATAATGTTTAGACCAGTTCATATGTATATTTAGCGCGACTTTTTAACCCGAAAATTAGCGGAAAAAATTTTCCCACTTTCATGGAACTGAAAAGTCAATTTCGTGGAGATGATGGTTGCGTTCCCACTGCTCTCTTGTTTCCTTCTATCTCAATAATTTTACCGTTAGGAAGTAAATACTGTTGTTGGAATACCCCTGGTCGAATTTCAGTTTCACCAACCAACACACCACCAGCAGGAATTAGAGAATCTTTTACATTTGTGATATCACGTTCAATTACATAATGCCTCTGATATTTAAACTGTGCTGTTGCCTTTGTAACTTGAGAAGATCCAAACTGTAGAGGTATAGCATCAATAGAATATGGATATGCTTTTTCTATAACATAAGTTATAGGTTGTCTCTGTATCGTAGAGCTTGGTCCAATCTCACATTTTGTGATGTAGATATTACAAGCATACTCATCGCGATATTTCACTCTATTGATTCTATTTTCTAGCAAAGGAGAACCATCTTCAGCAGGTGTCTCACCAAAAATATATCCGTGCCATCTATTTAAAAACTTCAATATACTCATATTAGAATCTAACATGAATCCCAATTGAAGGTCAGTAAAGACTCTGGTATGTGGATATTCAACTTGCCCCATGCCAAGATACACTCCAACCTGAGATCCAGTAGCAGTGTTCACATTTGGAAGTTGTGCTTCATCACAAAAATACTCAACTCTCTGATCAAATTCAGTCTTTTCTTGAAACTCAAGATTACTAGGAAAATCATCAAACCTAACAACAAAGTTGTTTGACATACTAAGTCCACCCTGCCCACTAACTGTGGTCAGAAAACTATTGATACCACCCCTGCTGCCTGGCATACTAAATACCTATGTTGGACACTTTATATTTATGGCGTACTCTGGTTACTTCAAACCGAAGAATCCTCAGAAGTACCGTGGCAACCCAACAAACATTGTTTATAGGTCGCTATGGGAACGAAAGTTCATGGTGTTCTGTGACAATAACCCTAGTATATTACAGTGGGGTAGTGAAGAGATTATTATACCATACAGAGCACCTGATGGTAAA